CTGTCCGAAAGCATCATCAGAGAGGGAATACTGCTGTTCTTCGTCCATCCAGACAGCCTCGCCCTTGGAAGTCACAATCGGAATCTTGCGGTCGCCGTTGGAAGTTTTGATGACCGTTGCCATCTGGCGGAAAATGCTCTCTTCCTCCAACGCTTCCACCAATTTTCGTTCGTGAGGTAGCAGTGTGCCGCCTTATCATCTTTCGATGACAGGTTTGCACAAAGCCCCTCCCAAACCGTGCTTACACCTCTCGATGTACACGGCTTTCCATTCATTATTGACATGTCATTTATTTTGTTCCCTGTGAATCTTTTTGAAGCATTTCGGGCAAACAATCAACGTTTTACGTCTCATGTGAAGCATTTTCTTGCCCCATTCCGTAGTGCTTTTCAGATTCTTCATTTTACCTGCATGATAAATACAGCAGGAATCACTATTATCACCACACAGCTCACATACCCCTGCGCTTAACCGCACATATTGTGACAGCTTTTTCGGGTCAAAGGATTTGTATTGCCATGGGTCTTTATCGGACATCAACTTACCGGCTTTGCAGTCAGCTAACGAGACAAGCTTTGCATATTTGATACCGCCTTTAACTTCATGGGGAATAGCCCATTTGCCATCATGACGATATTTTTGGATGATTTTTCTCGTTGTGCTGTTGCTTTTGCTTGCAAGCGTCTTTAGACAGCTATATTCCATAAGATAACGGAAATAATTCAGCTTATCATAATTCGCTGCTAAGCAGTAATAATTGCAAATGCCACGGATTTGTGCATTATACCTGTTCACAATATCCACTTCCGAAAGATGTCTTAATCTTGGAACGCAAACCGCCCAGATTTCTCCGTTTGGTTTTTGTTCTATGATGTCGTTTTTGAACAGGAACTGCATGATCTTATCTTCGAGAGGTACAGTTAATTCTACAGAGTTATTCAGCGTTCTTTGTTTAACACCGTTTGCCTTTTTCTTTATCTTCTGGCTTCGGCGTACCGCAACGTCATAACCAAGGAAACGTACTCGTTCAGCACTGTGTGTGATCTTTGTTTTCTCAGCACTCAACTCTAAATGGTACTGCGTTGATAGAAATTCTCTCAGAATCTCTTTAATTTCTTCACAGTCTTCTCTGCTTCCGCTGATTCCAATTAGAAAATCATCAGCATATCGGCAGTATACAAGCTTTTTATCGTCGGACATTCTTGCGGGCGTTTTCAATTTTTGATTGCACACCGCTTTATATTCCTTGATTGCAAGCTCACGTTCCTCACCTTTTACCCTGTCAATCTTCTTTTGAAGTGTCTGCCTTCTTTTCGCTAAATGAAGATATTCCGGTGTCTGGTGTCGTGTAGACTGCTTATCGAACTTTTCCTTGAGTTTCATGACTTTCCGGTCAAGCTCATGCAGGTATATATTTGCCAGAATAGGGGAAATGATTCCGCCCTGTGGTGTACCGGAGATTGTGGTATGATATTGAAAATCTTCCACATAACCTGCTTTCAGGAAAGCTCTGATAATATTGATAAATCTGCTGTCCTTGATTTTGACTTCTAACGTTTTAATAAGCACTGCGTGGTCTATATTGTCAAAGCAACCCTTGATGTCGCCTTCTATGAACCATTTTACAGAACGAAAATTTGTCTTTATCTGGTCGAGAGCTGTATGACAACTTCTCTCCGGTCTGAAACCATGTGACTGGTCATAAAATAACGGTTCATAGATTGCTTCCAGAAACATTCTAACCGCCTCTTGCAGAAGTTTATCTCGAAATGACGGAATACCCAGTGGGCGCATTTTTCCGTTCTGTTTCTTGATATATTCTCTGCGCACAGGCTTCGGTTTGTACTTTCCTGACCTCAATTCTTCAATCAGTTCATGCACATATTCAGCACTAAAACCGTCAGCAGTGTCGTTGTCACTTCCGGGAGTCATTGCTCCACTGTTTGCATATAATTTCTGGTAAGCTGCAAAATAAATGTCCTCTCTCAGAAGGTAGCGAAAGAGTCTTGTAAAGACTCCGTCGTGATGTTCCGAGGAACTTTTATTGACACGCTCCAAAATCTCCGATGTTGGATTCATGAGGATTCTCCTCCCTTTCATCTTCTTACTTTGGAATTAACAAACTGCTTCCCTTCGCCATGTAGTGGGCGTTATCCACCTCGGACTACTACGGAAGCTCCGTTGCCATATGGAATATTCAGTCTCGAATAGACATAGCCTTTCGGCATTTCCACTTAGGCAATCCCTGTTTAACGATGCTTATAGGCAAGTGATAACTGTCGGATATCATTTCGGTTTATCTCACGTGTTCTCACGCTTGCTTCATGACCTATAGCAGACACCATAACGAATTCAATATTATGGTGGGGTCATGAGAGTGGTTTCAGGATAATTTCCACACCCTCCCACGAAAAAGGAGCTAACCTTTGCTTTGGCAATCCAGCCTTATCCTTATGTTATCTTGTCATTGCAGGTACTACTCGCCTCATATCCTTTTGACGTTTCCTGCGTTTCTGCCGTGCTGTGTTCCCGTGTCCAGTTTCCTGTCATCGGTTAGGCAGATTGACAACCGCTCTGCTGTGCGGTGTAGAGCCTAATCTACTGTAAACATCGCCTTTTACAGGCGCACAAACTCATCTGGAACAAGATAGCCACCCTCTGCATCTGTGCCAATGTGCAAATCGTCATGTACATCGATCCAGTTGCGGTTTCTGATACTGTTCCAGAATGCCGTTTTGTAAGTGTCGCTTGCTGTACCTGTCTTTTCCGTTACATTTGGTGTGGCAGGCTTACCGAGAACAGGAGTGGAAGTTGCTTTGTTCATTTCAGCTTCAATTTCAGCTTGTCTTTCCAGACGCTGAATTTCCTTGCCAAGATCGACAATGGTCTGTTCCATTGCATCGTAAGTCTTGGAATCTTCCTCACTGAGAACACCATTTGCATTTCTCTTGCTGTCGAGAAAATCACGTGCTGTATCCCAAGCCTTCTTTCTCTTTTCTCTAAGTTCTTTAATCGTCATAGCCATAATCAATTCCTCCAATCAATATTTTAAAAGTGCCAGTCTTTTTTCAAGCTGGTCAATCGGTGTACCTGTAACGGATTCTGCTGATGCAGATACTTTGGATAAGAATGCAGATAGATTCCTTGACTTTGAATAGGTCATTGCGGTCAGTGTATCTTCTTTTTCTTCTTTTTCCTCTTCATCTGGTTCTTCCTCTTTGGGAACAACAGGCATTTTCTTCTCTGCAAAGAGAATCCCGTCCACAAATCCCATTTCATGAGCCTTTTTCGCATTGAGCCATGTTTCATCGGACATCAGCTTTGCAATCTTGTTTCGGCTGAGATGGGACTTGGTTTCATAGGCATTGATGATACTCTCTTTGACTTCATCCAGCAAGATAATAGCCTTTTCCATATCTGCCTTGTTTCCCATAGCACAAGTGCTGGGGTCGTGGATCATCATTAGGGCAGTCGGTGCAATCAAAGTTTCATCGCCTGCCATTGCCACAACAGACGCAGCAGAAGCGGCAATGCCGTCAATCTTAACAGTAACTTTGCCTTTGTGACTTTTCAGCATAGAATAAATCTGACTTGCAGCAAACACATCGCCCCCTGGTGAGTTCAGCCAGACTGTCAGATTTCCGCTTACTTTTGAAAGTTCGTCACGGAAAAGGGCAGGTGTCACTTCATCGCCCCACCAGGTATCTTCAGAGATAGGACCGTTAAACAAAAGCTCTGTTTCCGATGTATCTTCATTTTGGATAAAGTTCCAGAATTTCTTCATTTGGTTTTCTCCTCCTTTTCTGAATTTTGATTTGCAAATGCTCCTGCATCTGCGAGTTTTGTAAAGCTGCCATTTACGAGGTACAGGTTTCCGCCCTCTTCCTCAGAAAGCATATTCATATCTTCAAGTTCTCGGATGTCATTCGCCGACATCCAGCCATTTTGTCTTGCGGTAGCATAGCCCTGCATACGGGAAGCATAATCGCCACGCAGAAGTCCGTCTACATTGAACTTCACAAAATACTGTCCCTTTTCAGAATCAGAAAGAAGTGCTTTCTGCAAAGACTGCTCCCATCGAACGATCCAAGGGTCAAGACTGTATTTCACGAAATCAAGGGATAAATGTTCTACGTTACTGAATGTTGCATGGTCAAGGTCGCCGATCATATGAAGCGGTACACGGTACATTCTTGCGATTTCTTCAATCTGAAACTTTCTGGTTTCCAGAAACTGTGCTTCATTATTGGGAATTGCAATGGGGGTGAATTTCATGTAGAGTAGGCAAGTACCGCCGTGCATTGTTTCCAATATCGGTTTGCACAAGCCTCTCCCCAAACCGTGCTTACACCTCTCGATGTACACGGCTTTCCATTTATGTTATGACGAATGATGAATTGCATT